GATACCTGATAACTTTATGAAAGCAGTTAAAGAAAGTGGTGATTGGTATCTATTCTGTCCTAACGACATCTTGAAAGCAGGTATTAAACCACTTCAAGAATGTTACGGTGATGAGTACGAATCAAACTACAACAAAGCGGTTGAAATGGGTCTTGGTAAGAAAATCAAAGCTCAAGATGTTTGGACTAAAATTGTTGAATCACAAATTGAATCAGGTGTTCCTTATTTATGTTCTAAGGACAATGCAAATAAGAAAACTAACCACCAAAACATTGGGGTGATTAAACAATCAAACCTATGTAACGAGATTTACCAATACACAGACGAAAAAACAACGGCAATCTGTACGTTATCTTCAATGGTATTAAAGAACTTCATTAAAGATGGTAAATTTGATTACAAATTGTTAATTGATGAAACAAGAAAAGTTGTCAGAGCATTGAATAATGTCGTTGATAAAAATAGTTATTCAACCGAAAAAGGATTGAAAGGTGGTTTAGAACAAAGAGCAATTGCAATCGGAACCCAAGGATTAGCTGACGTATTCTATTTAATGGACTACATATTCACTTCTGAAGAAGCAAGAACATTAAATAAAAACATTTTTTAATCTATCTACTTCGCGGCTATTACTGAAAGTATGGAGTTGTGTAAGACAGGTGGTAGAGAACCATACAAACATTTCAAAGGTTCACCAATGTCAAAAGGTATTTTCCAATTTGATATGTGGGGATTAAATGAGTCTGACTTATTCTTAGATTGGGAATCTTTAAAAGAGGATGTTAAACAATATGGGGTATGTAACTCATTGTTTACTGCACAAATGCCTGTGGCGTCATCTGCTAAGATTACAGGGTCATTTGAAATGACTGAACCTGCACACTCAGCTTTATTCAATAGAAGAGTTGTTGGTGGTGAGATTATGATTGTTAACAAGTATTTGATTAACGATTTTGAAAAACTTGGTATTTGGAGTGAAGAGTTGAAAAACGAAATCATCATGAACGAAGGTTCAATCCAAAACATTAACTTTAATAATCACCTTGACGCTGAAGATAAAAACTATACTAAGAAAGTTAAAAGAACCGAACATTTGATTTCTAAGTACAAAACAATTTGGGAGATTTCACAAAGAGAGCTTATTGATATGGCGGCAGATAGAGCACCATTCATTGACCAATCACAATCAATGAACATCTATATGGCAAATCCAACATTATCAAAGATTACTTCATCTCACTTCCATTCGTGGGAGAAAGGTTTAAAAACTTTATGTTATTATGTAAGAACTAAGGCAATTTCAACAGGAGCAAAACACTTGGCAGTTGACGTTTCAAAAATACAACAACCAAGAGCTAAAGTTGAAATACCAAAAGTTGAAATAACAAATTTAACAAACAAACCTGAGGATAGTCCTTTTGAATGTTTTGGATGTAGTTCCTAATTTTAAAATCCCGATACAATCGGGATTTTTCATTTTTAAGCTATTTAAAGAAAAATAGATAGTATTATATTTATAGGTATGGCAAATGGTGTAACATATGGTTTAAATTTTCCCTTTAGAGATTCTAGACGAGGGGATTATTTAGAATTAACAGAGCTTCAATCACAGGAAATTAAGGCGGACTTAATTCATTTGTTATTGACTAGAAAAGGTTCAAGATATTTTTTACCAGAATTTGGTACTAGATTATATGAATTTTTGTTTGAACCATTTGACGGATTAACATTTAATGCGATTGAATCTGACATTAGGGATGCTATTGAAAACTTTATGCCAAATCTATTGGTTAACAGTTTAAGTATTACACCAGCAGACCCACAAGAAGAATTGGACATTGCGACAGGGCAAAACTCAGTTGGTACTAGTGAATCATCAATATATAGGTTCCCTGGTAAAGGTACATCAGAGTATACCGCAAAAATAAGAATAGATTATTCAACCAATGGTTCAACATTTGGTCAGAGTGATTTTGTTATTATTAATATTTAAATAAGATGGCAAACAATAGAATATCATATGCAAGTAGAGATTATCAGTCAATAAGAACTGAACTCCTAAATTACACAAAAACTTATTATCCTGATTTGATTCAGGATTTTAATGACGCATCAGTATTCTCGGTATTCCTTGATTTGAACGCTGCGGTTGCGGACAATTTACACTATAATATAGATAGAAGTATCCAAGAAACCGTATTACAATACGCCCAACAAAGGTCTTCAATTTATAACATAGCAAGAACATATGGGTTAAAATTGCCAGGTCAAAGACCATCAGTATCGTTAGTTGATTTCTCAATTACAGTTCCCGCATTTGGAGATAAGGAAGATGAAAGATATCTTGGAATATTAGCGAGAGGGTCTCAAGTTGTTGGTGCTGGTATAGTATTTGAAAATGTTTATGACATTGACTTTGCTTCACCATATAATGCTCAAGGATTTCCAAATAGATTAAAGATTCCAAATTTTAATGCAAACAACGTATTGATTAATTACACCATAACAAAAAGAGAACTTGTTGTTAATGGTATAACCAAGGTTTTCAAAAAAGTTATTGCGGCGAATGATGTTAAACCATTCTTTGAATTATTTCTACCTGAAAAGAATGTGTTAGGTATTACAAGTGTGTTATTAAAAAATGGTACCAACTATACAAATACTCCAACAACTGCAGAGTTCTTAGGTTTAGATAATAGATGGTATGAAGTAGATGCGTTGGCGGAAGATAGAGTGTTTGTTGAAGACCCTACAAAAGTATCTGACCAACCTGGTATTAAAGTTGGTAGGTATATTCAAACTCAAGATAGATTTATTACTGAATACACGCCTGAAGGTTTTAAAAAGATGACATTTGGTGGAGGTACCAATACAGCTCAAGACCAATTAAATCAATTTACAACATTAGGCGCTACGTTAGACTTACAAAGATATAGTAATAACCTTTCATTAGGTGCCACATTAACTCCAAACTCAACTTTATTTATACAATATAGAGTCGGTGGTGGTTTAGCCACAAACTTAGGTACGAATGTTATTAATGCTTTAGGTACGGTTTCATTCTTTGTTAACGGACCTTCAGAGACAACAAACTCATCAGTAGTTAACTCGTTAAGATGTGTTAATGTAACTGCGGCAGTTGGTGGAGCGGGTATTCCTTCATTAGAAGAAATTAGAAACTACGTATCATTTAACTTTGCAGCACAAAAAAGAGCGGTTACCGTTCAAGATTATGAATCGTTAATTAGAAATATGCCAGCTCAATTTGGAGCACCAGCGAAAGTATCTATTACCGAAAATGATAATAAGATATTAATTCAAATATTATCTTATGATACCTCAGGTAAATTAACTAATATTGTTTCAAATACTTTAAGACAGAACATTGCAACTTATTTATCAAACTATAGAATGATGAATGATTACATTTCTATTTTCAGTGCGGAAGTAATTGATTTGAGTATGGATATTTCTATTGTTTTAGATTCTGCTCAAAATTCAGGTCAAGTAATTTCAAGTGTTGTTGATAAAATATCTGCATACCTTAATCCTCAAACAAGACAATTAGGTCAAAATGTTTATCTATCCGAAGTTAGAAGTTTAATTCAAAATACAAATGGAGTACTAACAGTTGCAAATATTGACGTATTCAATGAAGTTGGAGGACAATATTCTTCAGCTGAAACATCTATGGAGTACGCAAATGCTGAGACGAAATTAATTTTACCTGTTGATGATACAATTTTTGCCCAACCATCACAAGTATACCAAATTAGATACCCAAATAAGGACATCAGAGTTTCAGTTAAGAATTTCCAATCTGTAACTTTTTCATAACACGTTTATTTTATCTTTATTTAGTTTATTATTTAGTTGTGTGGACTCTTTAAAAATTCCACATAAACTATTTATAAATTAAAGTAACTTGATGGGTCAATCATATAGAATAAGAACTGAGTTGGGTATTAGTAAATCTATTAATGTCCAGTTAGACCAAGAGTTTGAATTTTTAGAGATTTTATCGCTAAAACTTCAACAAGAGGATGTTTATGCAAAAAGTTGTGCGAATTACGGTGTTGTTGTTGGTAGAGTAACTGCAAATAATGGGTTT